CCGCCAAGCTCCTGTCACTTCCGACTTGTATACCACGGTGTTGGAAAGCTTAATCTCCATCTTGTGGAGGTTGCCTGTCGTCAACAGCTGCCACGGGGTATAAATACTGACACAGTCGCCGAGCTTTTCACCGCCGTACACGACGGTTGCAACATTGGTATCCCGAAGGGAGTAATACTTATAGACCCTGTCCGCAACAGCTTCCCCGTTATCCGTAGAAACAAGTGTAGCACCAGCGACCTCTTTTACATTCTCACGGTCGGACGCGGTAACATTCGGGTTATCAACGATATACTCTGTTACAGTGTCATTGTATTTTTCCCCATCCACAATAACCGTCCCGTTTGTTGCCTCCACATACTCGTGCGCCGCGACCTTTACGCGGGTAACGACTGCCGAAGTGGTGACGGAAGCGCCGATGAATGTCCGGCCCCTTGGTATCAATGTCGGCTTTGTTGGCTGACTGAATACCCGGATTTTATTGCTTCCATCCGTCGCCAGGCATACGCCCCACGCAAAAATAACCTGCTGGATGGCGCTGCGCCGTGTTCCCTCCAAAAGAAGCCCCCGGAGGGTGGTATCTTCCACATCGTCAGCGAACTCGACCGAGAACGGCCTTGCAAGCTCCGTCAGGAGGGCCTTTGCGCTCGTTCCATCGAGATAAGCCGCACCGGCGAATGGAGTGTAATCCAAGACACCAAGAGCATCCTGGCATTCAATCGTGTATACGCGCTTGGAGGACCGAGAGGAATTGTTGATGTAGTAAACACCGATCAGATTATCGTCGTTGTATACCTCTACCGGCTGCTTTAGCTGGAAAAGGTAATCAACAGGCTTGATGCTGTCCAGCGTCCAGTTGAATGTAGAAATCGGAAGTTCAATAGCGCTTTCATTCATTTGGTTTACCAGGGAAGCGCTGCGGATCTCATTCATGCCGAACTTGCGGATAACACCAAGGATAACCATATTCAGCTTGGCCCTACGATGCGGCACAACCGTTTTATTCAGCGTGATAACAACCTTATCATAGCTTTCCACACGCTGCTCACAGAAGAAGTTTACCGCATCTGGCGCGAATGTACGGCTGATGCGGAGAACAGGACCTTGCCACCATTGAATGGAGACGGAGGAACAATATTCCCCGGTTGCCTCATCGAACACGAACCCAAGGCCCATGCTGGAATACTGCTCCGTGAAAGATAGCGTTACTGTCGGCGGATTGGCAAAGGTGCCATCATCCCCCGAAAGCTCGGTAGACCAAAAGCCAACCTTATCATCCGCATAATACTCATCAAAGGTGCCATCGAGCAACCACCGGCTGCGTTCCAAGGAAATAATCTTCCCCGTATTCGAGCCAAACGGAAGTTTGCTCGGTGTACCGGTGCCCCCGGTGACGGTAACGGTCGCGTTCTCCGCCGCGCCGGGGGCAATATCCCGGTAAATTACTGTCGTTTTGGCCATTGGCTCACCGCCTTATCTGAGCATCGATAGGAATAAAGTTTACCTCTATCGCGCCCCAATAGTTAGTGCCATTTTCGGCCTTATCAATGCTCTGCTCCGCCGAGGTGTAATAGGCTTCGTAAGAGATTGTGGTCTGCCCGTCCGCCGCCTCCAGCTGTACGCTATCGTCAATACTGTGCTGGAAAAGGTAATTCCAAAAGTCGTCAAGACCCTTTTGGTTGTTTCCCCTGCGAAAGACGGTAACCTTATGCCCAAGGTAGGACCCAATTACATCCCGGACCATCCGGCCGGTCATAACTCGACCTGCGTTCTCGCCATCCAGCACATTGAAATAGCGGGTGTACTTCGAGATCGCAACATCTGCGTCAAATGTAATGCCATTGATTTTGATGTAACTCATATCACACCCCCGCCAGATTAACGCCGATCCGGTTACCCTCGGCCTTGTTCAGCTTATAAATGACTTTTCCGAGCACTTCTTTGTCGAGAACCAGCACCGCCTCGCTGCCACCGGAGTACCCGCCATCAGCAAGCGCCTGCCGGAAAGCCTGTACCATTGTGGCAAGCGGAGTCTCGATGTTTGTGCCAGATTTCTGATCGCCCAGCACCGCAAGGAACTCACGATTAGGGGGAATGACTGCTCCAGTAGCAAGCCGGGGCAGCTTTACCTCCGAGACAGGGGAAATGTTGATGCCGAAAGACTTACCACCAATAATGGGCACCCAATCCGGGATCTCAAAGTGAATGGTATTCAGCTTGGAGATCATCCAGTTAATACCCTTGATGATAAGGTTAATGGCACTTTCAACAATCATAATAATGGAGTTCCAAATGCCTTTGAATATCTTCTTGACTCCCTCCCATGCCTGTTCCCAGTCCCCGGTAAATACCCCGGTTATAAACTCAATGATACCGCCGAGGATGTTTTCTTTGAGGTTTACCGCGAACTCCTCAAGGTTGCCTGTAAGAGCAAGCACAGCACCGATAACGGCCACAATTCCGGCCACAACAAGAGGAATAACGCTGCCGGTTAGGAAGAAGAACCCAAGGCCGGTCATTACAAC